CTGTACGGCTATTGTAATATTGCTATAATCCATTGTAGCCTGTACGGCTATTGTAATATTGCTATAATCCATTGTAGCCTGTACGGCTATTGTAATATTGCTATAATCCATTGTAGCCTGTACGGCTCCCCGAAAATAGGGCGGAAAAGTGTTACCACCTAACCGCCCTCTTAAAAATTATTTTGTATAATCTACCAGATTAAGGTGCTTATTTTGCAATCCAAATTCGCGGCGCCACAACTGTATTGCTTCGCACTTTGTATAGCCGTCATAAACGCGTTCATCGTATATGCCCTCGCGTATATACCCACTCACTACATACCCCTTGTAATACGTACATGCCTTTGCATCGCTAATCCACGTTTTTATACCTGTCATAATAGATCCCTCTTTCTAAAAATTTACAGTTTCGATCCGTTTCGCTCTTAGCTCATCGGCGCCGGACTTTTACCGGCGGACGGATCGGGCGGCGGCTTATTCGGCTTGCGATCGCTATTGCGATCACTCACCGCCCTGGGGCTTATTAGATATCAATATTGGTGTAATCCTTGCCAAATGTATTAGTTGCGTCGCCCACAGGATATAAATCATGAACAATCATAGTCCTTATGCTACCGTGGATCTGCATCGCAATATTGCGGTATTTACGTTCTTTCACCCTTGATTCCCGGCTCTCTTTTGCCCTTGCTTTTTTTTGGCGCTCAAAAAATTTGTGGGCATCATCACAAATCTCCCTTGCTGCTGATTCCCTGCCCATGTGATAGGCCGCTTCGATGATCCTCGAAATCTCATTGATACCCATATTGCAATCATCTGTTACAGGTTTGCCTGTTTCGTACTCCGATACGATGAGAAATGCTTCGCCTGTGCGATTGCCCGCATCATCAATGATGATATACAAGTCCTCACGATCATCGTACACATCAAATATCTTGCCAAGAGTCGAAAGATAATCTTCGAACACATAACAGCCTTTTATGATAATTTCGGTTGTCTCGTCTCCAAAATTATTGTTGGGCTTGCTTTCATCATAATTTTTTGTACACTTGTACGTAAATGCGATATTTTCCGTAGTAGATTTCATAATAGATCCCTCTTTCTTAGTTTGCCCGGGCGATTGCCGCCCCGGGGTTGTGGTGGTGGTGCTGCTGTATTTAGCAGCCCCGTTTTTTTTTTTTTACTAATATTATTATAGCACCATTTTCCTTTTGATTCTTGTTTTTTTATTTGCTAATTTGTAAATAAATTATTAATTTCAGGATTTTGGTATTATAATATATCAGTATTTTTTAATAGATCCGGGCTGCTGCTGTATTTAGCTGCGCCCTGATTTATTTTCTGATATTATTATATCATTTATAAATTTATTTGTTAAGAGATTTTTATTAAACGATTCAAGAACAATTTATGAACATTGCTAAATTATGTAAATATATAAATCAGGTATATTTATATATTATATAATAGATAATATAATTATAATATATGGCCCCCGGATTGCTGATATATTATACTATATAATTATTATTGGATAATACTTTAGCGCTTTAGTGCGGCGAAGTTTCGGATCTAAGATCGTGCTTTAGCGCTTTAGTGCGGCGAAGTTTCGGATCTATATATTACAGAGGGGACCCACCCCCTCTATAATATATGGAGAGTTCGAAGACATCTCCCACCGTAGCTATACTACCTTAAAGCATTTTATCGTCACATTTCCTGTAATTACATTTGATGCATATTATACTGTAACTATGTTGTCACAATATCACAAACACCCTGCCCCCGATTTTATTTTTACTAAAAAAGACCCCCCCCCCTAATTTTATTTTTTACTAAAAAGGCATACTGCAATTTTATTTTTTACTAAAAAGGATAGTTCTTTGACACAAAAACAAGCAAATCAACCGTTACAAGTAAAAATATTGTGAAAAATGCTTGACAATACGTGTCTATTATGTTATAATATAGATAACATAGTAATGTTGACGCCTATTTTACAGGCAATATTGCTACACAGAAAGGACATGTTGATATTATGGCACGTAATCCGAACTCAATAATGGGCATAGTCCACACTTTGCCCTGTAATGAACCTATAGAGATTATAGCACTCGGCGATTTACACATAGGTGATGCAAACTGCAATATGAAGCTCGTACAGTCCATGATTGACAGCGTATTGAATACCCCTAACAGATACGCTATCCTTACAGGAGACCTGCTCAATACAGCAATTGTTGGAAGTAAGTCTGACTCTTATTCCGAAACAATGAAACCACAGGACCAGTTAGACACAGCAGTAGACCTGCTCAAGCCTATTGCAGATAAGATACTTGCAATTGTCCCCGGTAATCATGAGGAGCGTATCTCACGCAGCGTTGGAGTAGATATGACACATGTATTGGCTACATCGCTTGACCTTGAGAATTGTTACAGAAGCACATCAGCACTTCTCTTTGTAAAGATCGACAAGCAGTGTTATTCAATTTACATCAACCACGGACACGGTGGCGGACGCAGACCCGGGGGGAAGATAAACGGCTTGTCTGACTTTGCACAGATTATTGACACTGATTGCTATGTAATAGGTCATACACACTTACCTGCTACGTTTAAACAGCAGACTTACAGAGTATCTGCACAGCGTGGTGTGGCTACTCTCAGAGAGCAGTTGTTCGTCAACACAGCGTCAGCGTTACACTATGGCGGATACGGAGACCGTAATGGATATGTTCCGGGGTCGAATAGTTACCCTGTAATTATATTAGATAACACAGAACATAAATTAAACGTGATTTTGTGACACATATGCCACAAAATGAAAGGAGATAATGAACATGAAAAGAAGATCAGCACTGGACAAAGAGGTACGTCCTGCAAGATTCGTGGGTAAAGATGGGAAGCCTGTCATCAAGAATGAGGAACCCCTTACAGTAGAAGCACGAAAGAATGGTTACAAGAACATCGGCAAGGGTAGAATCTACATTAACCCTGAAGTGTTTGAGTCGATGTGCTTTGCTTGGTGTACAGAGGAAGAAATTGCAGCATATTTCGGATGTAGTACAGAAACATTGTGCAAGTGGTGTAAGCGTACTTACGGAAAGAACTTTGCTGAAGTGTTCAAAGAATTGCGTACAGCAGGCAACGTAAGTCTCAGACGGCTTGCAAGACTCAGAGCAGAGACAAACGACATCATGCTCATCTTCATGTGTAAGAACTACTTGGGTATGTGTGATGATCCTAAGAAGTACGAAAAGAATGCTTCGCTTGAGGACAAGATGGGTAAATACTTCGATGCACTTACAGATCAGCTCACAGATGACTCTGACGATTCTGATGACTCTGACAAGACTAATTCAACTTCAGATACAGGTGATACAGGTGAAAAAGCGTGATGAGGTAGTTGATAAGCTCTACTCTAAATTACAGCAAAAAGTGCTTAAGTTTGCGGTCAAGAACGACTTCTTCATGCTGATAAACCACGGTGCTAAACGTTCAGGCAAGACAATCGTTGATAACGATTTGTTCTTGCTTGAGCTTAAGCGTGTAAGACGTATGGCTGATGAAGCAGGAATAGACAGCCCTCAGTATATTCTTGCGGGGGCTGACCTGTCATCATTACAGCGTAATGTGCTTATTGAGATTGCAAACAAATATCACATCGAGTTTAAATTCGATAAATACAATAGATTTGAAATGTTCGGTGTTATGGTATGCTGCTTTGGTCATTCTAAAATCAATGATTTATCACGTATCAGAGGTATGACAGCTTGGGGCGCATATATTAACGAAGCAACTATGGCTAATGAACAGGTATTTGATGAAATTAAATCCAGATGTTCCGCTCCCGGAGCAAGAATCATTATGGATACAAACCCTGACAGACCTGGGCATTGGCTCAAGCGTGATTACATCGATAAAGCAGACCAGAAGACTATAGCAGCCTTTCACTGGACAATAGATGACAATACATTCCTTACACCTGACTACATAGCAAAGCAGAAAGAGACAACACCGTCAGGTATGCTCTACGAAAGAGGCATAAACGGTGCATGGGTAGCAGGTGAGGGCGTGGTCTATCCTGACTTTGACCGTGATGTGCACTATATACATGAAGCAGATGTACCGTTAATCAAAGAGTATTGGGCAGGTCAAGACTTCGGTTGGGAACATACAGGAGCCATTGTGTTGTTCGGACTTGGTTTTGACGGTAATACATACCTGCTTAAAGAGTGGAGCGGTAAGCATAAGAACATATCTGAATGGGCAAGCATTGTAAAAGATAAGATAGAGCCTAAGATTTACAAAGACAATAAACGTCTTACAGTGTATTGTGATAGTGCGAGACCTGACCTCATAGAAGAGCTCAAGTGTGCGGGTGTTGATGCACGTAATGCTAATAAAGACGTTATGGCAGGTATTTCAGAGGTTGCTACGATGCTTAAAAACAAGACATTATTCATCATAGAAGAAAACGTAGAACGTTTTGATGAAGAAATAGACACATACTGTTGGAAAACAGATGCAGACGAACCTATTAAGCAGCATGATGACGTAATGGACGCTGTTCGTTACGGTATTTATACTAAGAAAGCAGCAGCACGAAACAGTGCTAAGCTGAACGATGAAGACTACCTGTTGGGAGGTTGGTAATTGGTGGCTACTACAGATAAAATATTACGTGTGTCTGATGACAAAGACCTTATTACAGACACAGTTGAACTTAACTCGTACATTAAAGACCATGATGCTTTGGTGACTGATACGTATCAGGACTTCTGGAACGCTTATTCTTGTAACTCAAGGATTCTTGACACAACGCTTGTACCGTCTAAATCGCTTAATAAGCCTGACTACCGTATCGCTACGAACTACCCTCGTTATGTCGTTGATACTTACAATGGCTTTGCAAGGGGTATTCCTGTTAAAGTGTCATCTGATGAAGAGTCTGTTACAGAGTTTGTTAGGCATGTGTCGGATATTAACGACCTTGACAACGTAAACATCGAGATACATAAAGCAAAATGTATTTTCGGAGAAGCTTATCAGATTGTGTACATGGACGAGGACGGAGAGATTGGAACGATAGCTTCAGACCCGCTCGAGTCATTCCCGATTTACAACAACTCAATCAAACCTAAGCTTCGCTATTTTGTACGTACATATTATGACGAGGACGGAAACAGACACGGAAGCATTTCAGACGATACACATGTGTACTACTTCGACATAAGCGGCGGTGAGATAGTATACACTGAACAGTATGAACACGGATTCCCGAGTGTACCCGCTATAGTCTACACCATGAACTCGGCACGTATCGGTCTCGTTGAGGTCATACTTCCTATGTGCGATGCTCTTGACAAGATAATATCTGAAAAGATGAACGACGTTGACTCGTTCTCTGATGCTATAATGAAAGTCATAGGTCCTAAGCTTACAGAGAAGCAGGTTACAGACCTCAGAGACAGGCGTATCATCAACATCGACGGTACAGAAGCTCAGAACTCAACTGTTGAGTTCTTGTCGAGACAGTCAGGAGACGATACACAGGAACATCTGATAGACCACCTTATAGACATGATACATACAGTGTCAATGGTTTGTAATATATCTGATGATACGTTTGCTACATCGTCAGGTATTGCTCTCAAAATGAAGATGCAGACGATGACAAACCTTGCTTCGGGTGATTGGCTTATTGATAGGTCAGCCATGAAGAGATTCTGGGAGCTTGTCTTCGGTCATGCTGCAACATCTGTAAATGAAGAAGAGTGGTCAGCTCTTCAGTTTAACCATACACTCAACTATCCTGATGACCAGTCATATGCTGCTGATACAGCAACTAAACTTTCAGGCATTGTAAGTCACAGAACACAGCTTGCCGTGCTTCCTGCTTCCATAGTCCCCGACATAGACAAAGAGCTTGAGCAGATTGCTAAGGAAGAAGAAGACGGAACATCAGTTGATACATCAGATGATACAACAGACACATCAACTGAAAGCAGTAATATATCAACTGATACATCAACTGAAGATACACAGACTGATTTGGGGGAATAATATATGCGTGAGAGTGTAGTTGAGAAATATTGTGTAGATGTAGCAGGGGAAAATGGTTTCCTCTGTTACAAGTTCACAAGCCCGTCGATCAATGGTATACCTGACAGAATTGTCATAGGTCATGGGTTGATCTTCTTCATAGAGCTTAAGGCCCCGGGGAAGAAACCTCGTAAGCTGCAGGAAGTAGTGATTGCACGATTACGTAATCACGGGGCTCTTGTCTACGTAGCAGACACAAAAGAAAAAATCGATGAAATTTTTCAGGAAATTAATGAAAAGTACTTGACAAGTTAAAATCTTTATGATATAATAAAATATGGGATAAGTATGTTTTTGATTGTAGGTGATTTTAACATGGTCAAAATAAATATAGGATATGATGATAACGTAAAAAAAGAATACGTAGTATGTGAGGGGCATGCAGAAGACGAAGTAAGATGTGCAATGTTAACAGCAATCAATGTCTCTGTAATAAATTACATGCGTCAGGTATGCAATGGTGTAGGATTTGAAGCAGAGATTGATTACGGCTATTGTCATATGTATTTTGACTATCTGAACGAAGACGGAGCCATTATCAAAGACATGTATGAATACAGCTTACAGCAGTTAGCTGAATCACACCCTAAGAGTTTCAAGGTTATTAAGGACGAATAACATATAGACCAAGCATTAATGTCGTTAAACTTTATGGATTACGGGAGCATTAACCGTGTAAAATAATACTATGGATTTAAAGGAGACAAGCAAATATGATATCTAAATTGGACTATTTAACACTGTTCTTTGGCGATGAGGGCGTAAGTGCTGATACATCAGGGTCTGACATCGGAACAAATGATAATAACAGCACAGAAAGCGTAACAGATCAGAACAAGGCTGATGATGACGGCGGTTCGGCTAAGAAATACAGCGATGATGACCTGGACCGTATCCTCAAAAAGAAGTACGATAAACTCGTTAAGAAAGCAGAAGAAGAAGCTGCTAAGAAGAGCCGTTTGGAGAACATGAACGCTCAGGAAAGAGCAGAGCAGGAACGTGACGAGCTCAGAGCAGAACTTGATGCACTCAAGAAAGCTAACGCAAGAGCAGATACAGAGAAAACAATCAGGGGCTTGCTTCAGGAGAATAAGCTTGACGTACCTGATACAATCGTTGCAATGCTTGTCGACGATGATGCAGATAAAGTTAAGGACAACATCAAGGTGTTTACAAAGTGGGCTAAGGATTATGGTGAAGCATTTGCCAAGACTAAGTACAGTCACAAGACACCGTCCACAGGAACATCCGGTGCAGGACTTACAAAAGAAGCTATATTGAGCGAGCCTGACAACCGTAAGCGTCAGCAGCTCATTAAAGAGAATTTACCTCTTTTCACAACAAAAAGAAGATAAGGAGCGGATTTTATTATGAGTACACTTGATTACAGAACACTTTATTTCGATGCACCTGAGGGTACTACAATCAGTACAGACCTCAACCCCGAAATCTCGGTAGACCATACCGAAAGACTGGTAAAGGATATTACCACATTTGTTAAGGCACTCGGTATTACTAACATGCTTCCTATGGCTGCAGGTAATACAATTAAGCGTTACAAGACCGTAGCACATGACCTTGCTGAGCAGGTGGCTGAGGGTGAGGAAATCAAGGCTACAAAGGTTGAACGTAAGGAGCTCGATCCTCTCGTAATCGACATCAAGAAGTATCGTAAGGATACCACGGCTGAAGCAATTCAGAAAGTCGGTTACAGCATTGCAGTTGATAACACCGATGATGCACTTATCAGTGCTGTACAGAATGAGAAGAAGAAGGAGTTCTTCAGCCTCATCACTAATACATCAGGTTCTACCACTGCAAAGGGCGGTGCAACCGTACAGGCTGCTGTAGCTTCTGCATGGACCTCTATTCAGAAAGTATATGAAGACATTGGAGCAACTCCTGTATTCTTCATCAACCCTGAAGATGTGGGTGATTATCTTGCAAATGCTTCGATTACGATGCAGACTGCATTCGGTTTGTCTTACTTCGAGAACTTCCTTGGTCTCGGTAACATGTTCGTAACATCTCAGGTTCCCGCAGGTACGATCTATGCTACAGCAACTGAGAACCTCAATTGTGCATATGTTGCACAGGGCGGCGACGTTGCAAATGCACTTGGTCTTACTTACGATGAGTCAGGTGTTGTCGGCATGAAGCACTCTCTTATTGACAGCAGAGCTTCCGTAATGACCCTTGTTGTTACAGGCGTGCTCTTCTATGCTGAGTCTGCAGAGGGTATTGTTACATCGGCTATCACAAAGGGTTAAAATAGTAAGGGCGGAGCGAGATTAAGACCTCTGCTTCGCCCGATTTTATAAACGAAAGGGGAAACACGTATGACAGCAATTGAAATAGTTATGAAACGTACTGAAATATCAGAAGATGACGCAGCATATTATGTTAAACTTGCTGAATTGCGTGTTCGTAAATTCTTGGAACTCGAGAGCACCGATGAACTCGATGAATATTTGTTTGGTATAGCAGATATTGCAACACTGATGTATCAGTATGATAAGAGCACAAAACAGGCTAATGCTTCGCTCGGGTACTCTAACAGAAGTATCAGCGAGGGCAGTGTAAGCAAATCAGAGACTGCTATGACCGGTTCCGCAATTCGTGAAACATACGAAGATGCAATAAACGATATTCTGAGGAATCTTGACGGTGACGTTTTAGGCGTGAGGTTCATCTGATGTATACAAGAGATGACTTTGAAGAGTTCAAAAAGGATTACAAAATATACGGTACTCACACTAAATCAGATAAATATCTCAACGAAAGCATAGTAAGAGATGAAGAACCTAAATGTGTAATACATACGATGTGGCACCCCCTTACAGATACATCAGCAATAGCTGAATACGGTAAGAACATAAGCAAGATGTTTTATTGTGTAATGTATGAAGATTGTGATGTAGACTACAATGACGTTGTTGAAATCAGAGGTCATGAGTATGAAGTAGTAGGTATCAAATACTACAATACACATACACGTATCGATGTGAGCAGGAAGAAAGCGTGATGATATGGCTGATAAATTATTCGAACAGATGGAAAATAACATCAAATCTGGCGTAGTTGAAGCTATGGATAACGCAGGTGCTGCTGTATGTAAGGAAATGAGCAAAAGGCTCATATCTGATGGTCACGTGGACACAGGACATCTCGTAAACGATATGATGTACAGTGTTGAGAACAACGGTGATGATGTCACAGTTGATGTGTACATAGCTTATTACGGTAAGTACATTGATTCAGGTACAGGTAAACGTCATGGCGTACCTAACGGTAGAGATCATTGGCGCTATAAAGACCGTTACGGTGAGTGGCATTATACAACAGGTATGACGGCAGATCCCTTTATCGATGAATCAGTAAACGCTGTAGTTGAAAATCTTACAGAGACAATAGGAGACCGTATTACAGCACAATTAAGCAAACGAATAGGTGGTGAGAGAATATAACATGGTTGACTTACGAGAAAAGGTTGGAAACGGTTTAAAGACTGTAACAGACAACGTCAAAATGAGTAAACCTGATGGTGATGTCTCTCTACCTCTTATATGTTATGCAGAGACAAGCAACACGAATGTAAACATAGCATATGACCGCATGAAATACAGAGTTGCTGTTTACGCTAACACATTTGAAGAGCTTACAGCTCTAATCGAAAGTGTAGATAATCTCATGGTGGACATTTTCGGTATGACGAGGACAAGTAAGACACCTGACGGAGACTCAAGAGTGGGAACCGATTTGTACCTCTGCAGGCTTGACTATTCTTGCTTGTACAATTTAATCTACAACTACATTGTGCGTAACAGCACATAATTTGAAAAGGAGCGATTATATTATGTTGGATTACAAGAAGCTTTATTTTGATGATACGCTTGACATTACAAAGGCACAGACTACGATTGGTATTGTCATCACTGTAGGCGATGCTAAGATTCTCTGGGCATACACAGCAGGTGATCTCGGTGGTGAGCCTGAGACTCTTGACTGTACACCTCTTTCGGCTAAGGTACAGATGAACAAGACAGGTATTCAGAGTTTGGATAACTGGACTGTTGACTACTACTTCAACGATGACGACTTTGCTACACTCGAAGCTCAGAAGAAAGCAGCTTCACAGTCAGACATCACCATTACACTTCCTAATGGCGGCAAGTTCTCCAACAAGGGTAAGTGCACAGCTAACTACGCTACAGGCGTTGCTGTAAATGGTATGCTCTCAGGTCATGCCGTGTTCGAACTCTCTAACCCTGACGGTTGGACATACACTCCTGCAAGCGCAGGCTAATTGACGTAACAGTCTCAGGGCGGATATTATTTAAAAAATATCCGCCTTTTTCTGATTTATGTATTGACAAATTGTTTTATTCGTGTTATAATAATACTTGGGAAGATGTATGTGTCCCGAAATATTATATTACAAAGGAGATTTTATTATGTTTATTAATCACTTTGACCTCACGGTACACGATGAAACAGGAGCTTCTATTAACGTTGCTCTCAGATTGCCTATTGGTTCTCAGCTTGAGCTTAAGCGTAAGTATAATGAGACCACAAGAGAAACACTTTTGAATGCTGCACAGGACGATGAAAAGCTTATTGAAGTCATTACAAAGTCTCTTAACTGGAAAGGTAATGAGAACACAGTCAAGTCTGGTGAAACTCTTCTTGAGTTGCTTATCGACGACGGCGACATCGGTATTATCTCAAGACAGCGTCTCATGGTTGAGCTTGGAGCGGTTTCAGGTATTTTCAGCGTAAAGGAAAAGGCTGTCATCATGAAGCGTATTAACAATGCGGAAGCAGAGATGCTCGGAGAATTGGAGAATATCGAAGACGAAGACGGAGAGGACTTATCAAAAAACTCGTAAGCACCCCGGCTGCAACAGTTGAAGATATTATTCATCGGGGAATGGCATATGGTGCGCCGTTCCCCGATTTTCTTGACTGGAGCTGGGGTGAATTAGTGGAATTCATTACAGCATGTAACAAGAAAAACCTTGATGACCTGAGAATGCAGGCAACTATGGATTTCACGCATGCCGTTCTTGTAGGCAAAGTATTCAGCTCTAAGAAACAGAAGCTTAAAGTAATTGATGAATATCCGTTCTTGTGGTCACAAGAAGAACGTAATAAGATTATACTTGAGAACTTCGAAAGACAAATGATGGCAAAATGTAAAAAGGGGTGATCTTAAATGGCAGATAACAATGATCTTGAAAAGGTGGTCAGAATACGGGCTGACACAAGTGGTGTCACTGAACCCCTTAACAGTGCTAATCAGAAAATGGACAAATTCGAGAAGCTTTTCAAGCAGTCTGCTAATGCTGTAATATCATCTACTGCAAAGATGGTTAACAGCATAAGCACATCGTTCGGAAATAAATTCGGCGACAACATGACTAAGCCTGTTACACAGAGTTTTGCAAAGCTTGACAGCTCTATTAAGAACATACAGAACACTATCAAGGGCACAAATGACACTAAGAGTATATTCAGCAATCTTGACACCAAGAGTCTTATTTCTGAGTTCGACAAGATAAACAACAAGATTGACCGTCTTGCTGATACAGAGAATAAGATGAAATTCTTAGGTGTAGACAAGGCGTCTAACTCGTATAAGGGCTTGTCTTACGAGATGAAGAACGCTGAAACACAGGCGTATGAACTTAGCAAAGCTATTGTCACTGCTCTTCCTGACAAGATAGAAGAAATCAAAGCTAATATGGAAGAAATAGCGTCTCAGAAGACACCTACCAAAGAATACAAAGCTATGCAGGATAGCGTTGAGAAAGCAGAAGTAGCCCTTGAGAAACTGCTTAATCAGCGTGACAAGCTATTGTCAAAGAGTATCGACAAGCAGAATAAGGAGTGGGACAGCTACGGAGACAAGATAGCTAAGGCTAAGGACAAGGTAGCACTGTTTGAAGAAAAGCTTAAATCTATACAGTCATCAGGAAAGGCTCTTGAAGCTCCCTCTACGAAAGAATATGAACGTGTATCAGCTGCTCTGAAGAAGTCAGAAGAATCTCTTGAAAGAGCAGTTAGGTATCAGTCTGACCTTAAAGCAAACTCTGTTACAAAGAATGAGAACGCATGGAGAAACAACGAAACAGCAATAGCAGAAGCTACAGCTAAACTTGACAAGTACAAGCAGAGCTTAGCTGACATGACTAAATACGGAAGCAACTTGGAGCCTACATATGTACCTAATCAGGATTATGTAAACCTTGAGAAGAACATAGCTAAGGTTACAAGGCGTCTTGACGAGCTCAAAGCAAAGCAGAGTGCTAAGTTAGCTACAGGTGTTGACCAGACCAGTTATGCATGGAAACAGCTTGCACAGAACGTCAACGAGACTCAGGCAATGCTTGATAACTACAACGCTAAGCTGCAGGTTACAAGCAAATATGACACTGTAACAAAGGAATCAAGTGCATATGTTGAACTTAAGAACAACATAGCATTAGCTGAAGCAGAGCTTAGCAAGCTTGTTACAAAGCGTAGTGAGTTGCAGTCAGCTAAACCTATTGAAGAGTCTGATGCATGGATCAAACTCGATACACAGATAAAGAACGCAACAGCAGACGTAGAGAAGTACAAGGCAGAGCTTGACGCTATATCGAGTGCTGACTTAGGTAAAGAACAGATACCCACTAAGGCTTATGAACAGGCTGCTTTAAGCCTACAGAACGCAAGAGCAGAGCTTGACAGACTTGTGTCATTACAGGGTCAGATAGCAACATCAGCACCTGTAGAAGCTACTGAAGCATATACTAAACTGTCAGCACAGATACGTGAAGCAGAGGACAGGGTCAACTCTGCAAGATCTGCTCTCGAGGGCTTCGAGGGTGGAGACACTAAGTTATTTGACTTGGGTATCGACTCTGCAGAGTATGGTAAAGCTGCTGAACAGCTTTCCACGTATGAGTCGGCACTCGGCAACGCTACATCACGTCTTGACTCTTTCAGAGGCACAGCAAGCTATGCAGTGTCTGCTCTGTCTAACCTTAGCGGAGCTGCAGGTGTTGCAATGTCCATAGCAAGTGGTCTCGGGAACATATTCGTTAAAGCTTTCAGCAAGATAAAAAGCGGAATAAACAGTGCTGTCAAGAAGTTCAAGCTGTTCAACAACAACATGTTTTCCATGGATAAGATGGCGAAGAAAGTCACTCGTTCTCTCACATCTGTATGGACTACATTTGTTGGACGTATCAGACGTTTAGCTGCAGGTGAGATATTCAACGATGTAACAGAGAACATAGGCAAGCTTGCCAATATGTCTCCACACTTTAACACTGCTGTATCGAATATGATCGACAGCGCAAAGGCTTTAGGTGCTCAGATTATAGCAGGAATAGAGCCTATTGTATCGGCACTCGGTCCTATCGTATCCGAAATTACAGATGAACTAACCAAGCTTGCAGACGCTGCTTCTCAGTTCATAGCACGTCTTTCAGGCGGTGATACATACATCAAGGCTATTAAGGGTCAGAGTGACTATGCTAAGAGCATTGATAACTCTACAAGCAGCACAGAAGCTCTTAACAAGGCTACAAAGGATTACAAGGAAACTGTTCTTGGGTTTGATCAGCTCAACAAGATGGAAGATGCAAGCTCAGGTATTGCTTCATCAAGTCTTGAGACAACGTACACAGGCTCCGATGCGTTCAACGAGCTTGCAACGGATATGCATGATGCAGCTGAGAACGGAGACTTTGAGACAGTCGGCAAGGACGTTGCAAAGGGTATAAGTCTTATTACACAGTCACTGGCTGATGCCGTGGGTTGGAGTAAGAACAAAGACCGTATCAAAGATACACTCAGTAAGGTATCTGATACAATCAACGGATTCTCCAAGGGGCTTATAGAGCATGGAGCACAGATAGGCTCTAATATAGCAGACATAGGTAATACTCTTGTAGAGAGTGCAGGATATCTGCTTAACAACATAAGTGCTCTTGACCTTGGAGCAGGTATAGGAGAAATCCTTGATAGCTCTATCAATAACTTCAACTGGGATACTCTCGGAGCCGACATCGTAGACGGAATAGAGTTTGCACTCGACTTTGTAACAGGTTTAGTCAACTCTGATTTCCTTGCAGACCTCGGAACAGCATTGTCTGATGCAATAAGAGGTATGATAGAAGCACTCGACCCGGAGAAATGGGCAGCTGCTCTTGACGCTATCGTAAAGGGTATATTTGACTTCTTCGCCAACATCAACATCGACAACGAAGATGCAGCAGCTCTCGGAAACAAGATAGTAGAATTCTTGAAATTGTCTCTGCTTAACCTCGACTGGCAGGCTGTAAGCGACGGTGTAAGCAATGTAATAAGAATTCTTATAGACACACTCTCAGGTCTTCTTACATCTATTGTAGAAGCTGTATTCGACCCTATGACATGGGTTGCTATAGGTGTTACAGTAATCAACACGCTTATCTCTGCTTTCGAGATATTGCTTAATGCTATAACGGATTTGATTGAGTTGCTCGTGAACGGTATTATAGATATCGTCAACGGCGGTATCAGCATGCTTAATGCAGGCTTGTCATTATTTGGAGAAGATGCAATATCTGAGATAGAGCACATAGACATATCACATACTACACTTCCTAAATATAACGTAGATTCTGAGACGGGTGAAGCATGGTGGGGTGACAAGGACAAGAGTGACAAAGACAGTACGACGGACCCTTACGCTTACCTGTACGACGGAACGTATGACAAGACACAGACCGAAGCTGAAGACAAGCTGTATGAATTACTTAAGAGCATAGACGGTGACGGTGCTACAACAACATATGACAACACAGGATATGCTACATCAGATGATTACAGATATGATACATCAGCATACGGTGGTCTTGAGGCTACGTCAAGTGATGACATAACAAACGCTGTAGCAAGCGGTGTAGAGCAGTCAATGGATAAATATGTAGGTCAGATGACAGACGCTATGAATACACAGGGTGACAGTGGTGACATTGTTCTTAATGTGGATAGCATAGAGCTTGCACGAGCTGTAGTGAAAGGTACAACCAAGATAAGCAGAACAGCAAATCATAGCGTGTCATTCTCATAATATTACAAGAGTAGGTGATGTGAGTCACCTACTCTTTCTTTTTACCCCGTTGTGCAAATTGACTATTACATGGTTAAATCATAGGTGTTGTTTTGTGCATTACGCTGAAAAAGTATTAGATGTGTCTTTGAAAAGTTCGGAAAGTTCGGTTTTGAAATTAAAAACGAACCAAAAAACGAACTTTTTTTACCCTGATAAATGAGGATATTTTACGAAAAAAGGCAAAAAGTTCGAAAGTTCGAAAATATTTGATCCATTTAAAAAATATATTATTATATAAGGGTATTATATAGAGTTTAGCAGAAAAAAAATCGAACTTTCGAACCAAAGCCCCTGGAGCCTTGATACTGTAGGCTTTAAGTCGGTTCGGTCGATACCGAACTTTTTCGAACTTTTTATAGCATACCCCGCTCACATTTTCCAGTGTAATAAATAAATTTAATGACAATTGCTATGTTTCTATTGACAAATTGCTTATTATATGCTATAATATATTATGATAAGGAGTTGATTGAATTGACTGACATAGCACCTAACAACGAGAAGACACTCAACACAGGCATGGTCACTCTCAACGGCGTATCCGTTATTGACCCCTCTGTCTTAGAGTGGAATTTACAGGATATATCTGCTTCAGACGCAGGACGTGATGAAGCAATGGTTATGCATAAAATGAAAATAGGTCAGACGAGAACCTACAAGCTTGAGTGGAACAACATCGACCCGGGAAATGCTTCTGTAATACTCAGAGCTATTAACGAGAAAGAGACGTTCTACTGCTCACTTTTCGATGTAATGGACGGAAAGATGGAAAACCGACTGTATTACGTAGGAGACAGAACAGCACCGTTCAGGCGGTGGACAGACCAGAGCGACGGAAAGGTATATTCTAAGATTTCGTTCACTCTGATTGAAGTAACGCCTGATAGCAATAAGGACGAGGAGGAAGAGTCCACATGAGAACTTCTGTAACCACTGACCTTGCAGAGATTAAGCCTAAGATAAAAGGTTACTTATGTCCCGCAAACATAGATGAAGCCGAGGGTTCATCACGTATTGACTTTACAGAAGCTGACATCGTGTCAGGCTCTCTTGTATTCCGTGAGAGCACTTCTAACTCAGGAGAAATAACCGTCGGTGCTGCTATAATATCGTCTTGTGATTTCTCATTGTGGAATGATACAGGTAAGTTCTCTGAATGGACATGGACAAACTCAGCTGTAGACATAACACTTGTGTTTGACGGTACTGAGGTTTACATGGGTAATTTTCTCGTTGTGTCACACACAGAGACGGGTAACACCATTAAAGTCGAAACACTTGACCCTCTTAAAGTAATGGATACACATATGCTTTATGAGGTCGGTATACAGTGGCCTGTAGATGCAGTTGATGCTGTAACTCAGCTTGCTACGTTCGGTATCTCAGGAATACAGATTAAGGGTCTTGACAATGCAAGAGGAATTACTCTTGAAGACCCGGGAGACGACCAGATGACTAACAGAGATGCTATATCTTACATAGCACAGCTTCTCGGGAAATATGCATTGTTCAGGTCTATCTCACGTAAGGATAACACGTTGTACTTTGGTTGGTATAACACAGATGCAGCATATGACGTGGGAACTACATTCTCGCATGACCTCAGAACAGATGATATTTCTATCTCAGGTGTATCTGTTACATCATCTGATGACGATGACGCTAAGACTGTAACGCTTGGAGAGTCTGACTACGTGCTTGAGATAGCTGACAACCCGTTCATCACGAACAAGAACGTTGAAGCAGTAGCCGAACGCATTTCATCTTCTGTAACAGGTTTTTCATTCCGACCAGGCACGTTTACAATAGCAGGAACGCCTAAGATAGAAGCAGGAGACTGTATTACGATATCTACAAGAGATCAGAAGAACATCAAGACAATTGCTTCTAATGTAACATACAAGCCAAGCAACCTTAAAGAAAACATCACAGCAGACGCTGAGTCAGCTGACGGAGACTTACAGATAAGCATACAGCAGTACATCAAGAAAGTAGTTAAAGCAGAAGTTGACAAAGCAACAGGTGATGGTGGTGGAGAGGGTGGGTTATCGCCTGACAATTTGTACAAAATTTTAAGACCGTCTGACTGGATAGAAATGCCGATAGCAGGCGAAAATGAAGCATATATATTGATATTAATACCTGACGATAGCTCCAATAAACTCAGCTTGAGCATTACGACTTCCAGTCAAGATGACACTGTATCTGTTTACACAGGTTCAGCAAACAGTGACGGAACGCTTGACATTGTAACAGATGACACAATGGAATCTACCACCAATTCATCATTTATATACAGTTTTCAGATTTCCATCGACTCTAATAATTATGTGAATATTACAAGTGATGGATATAAACAGTTCTTGACAAAAATTGAGTGTTCAGCACCTATGTTAACAATAAGCTGTTCACTTCTCGGCGGAGATAATTATATTGCTGAGTTTAGAGGAAATGCTTCTAATCTTACATCATCACAGACATATTCTATACCAAGTTCAGTATATTATGCTACGCTTGACGGAAACTCGAACTGTAAAATAAATTTAAACGGTCGAGATAATCTTGTACTTGCAAGAAATTTTGTCGGAAATGTTAATGCGAGAAACTGTAGTAAATTGACGTCAGTTGAAAAGTCAATTTCTGCAGATGAAAATGCAAGCAGTTCGTTTTACGGTGACTCTAATTTGCAGTATGTAGGCATATCACACAATGGAGACGTGTTTGACGGATCTCGTATGTTTTACAATTGTTCATCATTGGCTCTGTTTCAGTCTGTATCGATAAATGCAAATTCAATTAACATGAATTCATTTTGCTACGGGTGTACATCTCTTTTGTATTTTCCTAAGATTAAGACATCCGGAACAGCTGTTATGACCTCAGCATTCAGTGGTTGTAGTTCGTTGATGCAGATAGGGGATATTGATTGTGGAGATATCACAGCATGTAATTCTATATTTTACAACTGTACATCGCTTAAATCCGTTACACTTGGAACACTTGGAAATGGCACCACTGCAACTAATTTATTCAACGGTTGTACATCGTTACGTGCGGTCACACTCAACATAAATGGGTCATTTACACTGTCGTCAAATTGCTTTACAAATTGCAAGTCGCTGTATAATCTTAAAATAAACAGTACAGATTGGGGCGGAAGCGATTTGACTTTGACAAATTGTCCTATAACGGGGGATAATATAGTAGAATTGTTCAACAGCTTACCTGTAGCAGACAGCAGCTATACAATAAAGCTTAGTTCAATAACAAAAGGCTACATATCTGATGATGATATAGCAATAGCAACAGAAAAGGGCTATACTGTTTCATAAACATTGTTCCACATGGAACAAAATAAACACAAGGAGAGAGAAGAAAATGATTGTTGTAAATGTCAATAAGAACACAACAGAGCTTGACGAGCACGAGACCTTGACAAGCGGAAGCATTAATGCTAATGTATGCCACTTCAACTTTTCCGATGATTGGGCGGGCTTGACGAGAACAGCTACATTTAGAGCAGGTGACGTTTATGTGTCTGTTATACTCGATGACAGCAATGAGTGTAACATACCGTGGGAAGTATTAGTATCTGACGGCGTAGAGCTGTACGTAGGTGTCGTTGGGGTAGCAGGTGCTGACACCGAAACAACAGATGATGACGTTGTTTTGCCTACTGTATGGGAGCTGTTGGGCACTATCCGTAAGGGTGCTACACGCAGCGATGACCCCGTACCACCTACACCTGACGTGTATAACCAGTTAGTGGTTGAAATCTCCAAGAAGCAGGATAAATTAATCCCCGGCAAGAATATTACAATCGACGATGACGGCACCATCAACGCCGACACAAGCACAGAATATGATGCTATTGTATCAGATATTGATGCAATCAACACAAATATCGACAATATCAATAGCACATTATCTGACAATGCAGATGATATTGCTAATAATACAGCAGACATTGCAGATAATGCAAAATCTATTGCTACTAATACAGCAGACATTGCAAAAAATGCTGAAGCTATTGAAGCTAATACAGCTAAAATTGATGGAATATCAGACACTGTAACACAGCAGAGTGAAAGCATTACGCTGAATACACAGGCAATAGAAGCAAACACAGCTGCTATAGCAGATAATACTGACGCAATCAAAGCAAATACAGAAGCTATCTCAAACAAGCAGGATAAATTAATCCCCGGCAAAAACATCACTATTGACGATGACGGCACCATCAACGCTGAAACAGGCGACGTATTACCGGACGGTGAATTGGGTAACATATTGCTTCACAACGGCAAAGATTGGGAATCTGCAGGAGCAGGCAACATTGCCCCCAACGGCAGGATCGGCGATATCCTCACAAGATCAGGATCTGATAATGTTGAATGGCTGCAGCCTGAAGACGCTATACCCGATGTGTATACAGATATTGCTACACTTAAAAATCAGTTTGATGGCGGTGCTGTAGGGCAGGTGTGGACAAAGACCGACGACGGCGAAGCATGGCAGGATAATGTGTCTGCTGACACACCGTACATAGGTGAAAATGGTGACTGGTATGTAGGTGATACCGACACAGGTGTACAGGCTCAGGGTCCACAGGGTGAAGCGGGTGAAAAAGGCGATAAGGGTGATACAGGCGAAACAGGACCACAGGGCGAACAGGGACCTAAGGGTGATACAGGCGACAAAGGCAACACAGGCGAAACAGGACCGCAGGGACCACAGGGCGAGCAGGGACCGAAAGGTGACACGGGTGAAGCAGGTGCAGACGGTGTAACCCCTCACATAGGCGACAACGGCAACTGGTACATCGGTGATACCGACACGGGTACACATGCACAGGGTGTGAAAGGCGACACAGGTGATCAGGGCTTGCAGGGTCCGCAGGGTGAAATCGGACCTGCAGGTGCTGACGGTGAGAATGGTGTATCACCTACTGTAGCTATCACAGCTATAGACGGCGGACACAGTGTGACCGTGACCGACACCGAGGGCTCGAAAACATTTGATGTAATGGACGGCTTACAGGGCGAGAAAGGCGATAAGGGTGACACAGGACCGCAGGGACCACAGGGTGTACAGGGTGCTGACGGAAACACGCCATTCATCGGAAGCAACGGCAACTGGTGGATTGGTGATACAGATACGGGCATAGCTGCTACAGGACCGCAGGGACCCCAGGGCGAAAAGGGTGAGACAGGTGAATCTGGTGTAACGCCAACAATAACCGCCGTGGCAGGTGCTAACATAAACAGCGTGGGCACACCTACTGTAACAGCAACAACAGATGGCAACACTGTAAACCTGGAATTTAATTATTTGAAAGGTGCGCAAGGAAGCAGCGCCAGTATCACCGCCAATTGGATTCAATATTTCCGTAGTAAAGATAATGGGATAACACCATTCAATTCCAGCTATTGCTATGGTAAAGGTGGATCAATTTTTGGACCAAATAAATGTACATCATTATCAGGCAGTTCAAATCTTGCATATGATATTGCATATATACCCGATAATACAATTGTAGGCATTCATATCTATGGGAATGTCATAGCACAGTTTAATAAAGACTACACGCCAACAATATCTAATCCATTTATTTACATTACCGTGCTCAGATATAATACGGCAGGATCATCAAACATTATATTCTACGATCAAACTAACACAACAGTATCTAACATCATTAACACAGATTTATCGAATGCGATTAGTGCTATGGCAAATTATAATGGCAAAACCAATTTCAATATTGCTACAATTCCTATTATTGTATCGGTGGGTAAAATCTCATCACCCACAGCAACCATGAAAGCTGCCGCAATTGTCAATATAGGCATCAATTCCGCATACTCAGCATCAGATACGTATGCCGATATGCAGATACAGATTGTACCGTTTGAGAGTGTGACAATACCTGCATCTACTGATATTTATTTATGTTTTCCGTATTGGGATAGCAGCTATCCGAACTGGAATACATGATACATAATTATACACCCCCGAAATATAATTACACAATTATATCTCCACCTGCAGCATAATACGTGTACTGTAGGTGGAGATATAAAATAAATTTTGAAAAGCAAGATGCGTTCGAACATTAATACACTCCTCTTTGTGCAACATGCACAAATCACAGTACTATTATTTGTACAATATGATGATTAAATATTTGGTAATTTTGTCAGATTACCACTTGACAATTATGTTATCATGTGCTATAATATATATAGCAACAATATTGTTGTTAAATTTTAAACTTACAAACCTATAAATTATATTGAAAGGATATGATGGGTTATGAACCTGAAGCGTCAGCAGATACGGGCGGCAATAAACCGTATGTCGACACGAGAAGCTACGGAATGGGTTAAATCATTTGAGTTAAGACCCCGTGAAGAAGAAGCAATTATACGGTGTGATGTAAGAGGTGAAAGTGTAATAAAAGCATCAATCGAAATGGAACTCTCACGAGAGATGATCTCACGGCTCAAAGCGAAAGGATATGACAGAATTTCAAGAGATATAGGAAATGATATTCCTGATTAAAGCGAAAGGCGGCATCGTATGAGAATCAGAATAAACGGCTTAAACTGGACAGTGCAGAATGTAGCAAGAGAAGATGACAGACTGATTCTTGATGATAGTGTGTGTCTGGGAATCACATACTGCAAGGACCTTAATATTTTCATGGACGAGGAGCTACCGATTACACTGTACAGGCAGACGCTTATTCATGAACTTGTACATGCCTTTATTTTTTCTTTCGGGGTACATGTTATTGCCGACGAGGACGATACAGAAGAATTTATATGTGATTTTATAGGAGCACATCTGGACGACATCTATCGTTTAACTAATAAGATAATCAGCAAGCTGTATCGAAAGGGGGTGTAATGACAATATGAGTGCTAACGCAACAAACATTTGGAAATGTGTTCAGGCTGCTCTCTGCGTAGTCGGTAGTTGGCTTGGATATTTCGTTGGCGGATTTGATGGACTGATCATAGTCTTGATCGTAATGATGGTTATTGACTACATTACAGGCGTAATGTGTGCTATCGACGATCATAAGGTTTCTTCCAAAATCGGCTTCAACGGAATTTTTCGTAAGGTTTTCATTGTGATGATGGTCGGCATGGCGAATCTGCTTGATGTGGAAGTAATATGTACAGGAAGTATGCTTAGAACAGCGATAATCTTTTTCTACATATCTAATGAGGGTATATCTATACTTGAGAACGCTTCCCATCTTGGTTTGCCTGTACCCGAGAAGCTCAAAGATGTACTGGAACAGCTGCATGACAGGTCAAACAAAATCGATACAACAGGTCAGAAAGCAGTTGAAACAGACACAACAGAAGCCGATGAAACCACAAGCGACACAGAAGCAAAGGAGTGATCAATTTGGCAAAGGCAAAGGCAGAAGCTGTAGAGACTGCAGCCGATGTTACAGAATCCGCGCCTAATACAATACTGTACAAGTACAAGGTAGAAATAACTAACCTGAATATCCGTAAAGGAGCAGGTAAGAATTTCGATGTAACAGGTAATTTCACAGGCGTCGGAACGTTTGACATCTCAGAAATCAAGCAGGGCGAGGGCTCGGTTAATGGTTGGGGTAAGCTTGCCGACGGCAGAGGTTGGATAAGTCTTGACTATGCAAAGCCCGTTTAAACACTGTAACACAGTCGCTTAGAGTTATTAATGGCTCTAAGCGATTTTTTTTATTGAAAATCACTTGACAAAATATAATATATATGTTACAATAGATATAGTGAATAATACAGAGTGAGTGACAGCAATAGTTGTTGCAACCCTAAAGGCACTCTGCTCGGGAGGTGATGTGTCATAGATATTGACCATATACAGCTTAACAAGATATCACTCAGTAAAGAGGATATTCAAGCAGGAGAGCAAGTGCTATGTGACAACGGAATAAGAGCAGTAGACGCTCACTTCGTTCTTTCACAGATTATTAAGACTGTAACAGACACTGAGATAGATACAGTAAAAGGGGGTAAAAAGAAATGATAGAGTCGATGTGCGAAGCGTTAGCTATTGCATTCAACACGATATCTAACATGGATTTCGGAAGAATCAAGATCAAGATAGATGAAAGTGAGGATACAGAAGATGAACGATGAACAGCGTACAGAGATTATAAACGCTATTGCAAAGGGTATATCTCTTGACATTATAGCAGAAGCAGAGGGTGTTGATATGACAACTATTAACAGTATCATAACAACATATGCATCTGACATCTTAGCCCGGACCGAATACATAAAAGCGATTGGAGCGTGATTGTAATTATGGCTAATGTAACGAAAGTAATCGATGTGTCAAAACACAACGGAACAATAGATTTTGCTAAGGTCAAATCAAGCGGCGTTGTTACAGGTGTAATAATCCGTGCAGGCTTTGGTAAAGTGATCTCACAGAAAGATCCTAAGTTTGAGACATATTATGCAGACGCTAAAGCAGCAGGTCTTAACGTGGGTGCTTACTGGTACTCATATGCCACTACTCCCACTGAAGCCAAGACAGAAGCTAATGTGTTTCTTGAAGCTATCAAGGGAAAGCAGTTCGAGCTTCCCGTGTATTTCGACATCGAGGAGTCAAAACAGCTTGCACTCGGAAAGACCGTTTGTACAGCTATGATAGAAGCTTTCTGCAGTACGCTTGAAGCAGCAGGATATTTTGCGGGTGTGTACAGCTATGACAGCTTCTTCAGCTCGAACGTTGATGTTGCCACAATACAGAACAAATACAGTTGTTGGGTCGCAAGAATCGGCTCTGCACCTAAGTCTGTAACAAAGTATGGTATGCATCAGTTCAGTTGGACCGAAAAGGTAAGCGGGATCAATAATACAGTTGACATGTCATACTGCTATTCCGACTTTCCTACAATCATCAAGCAGGCAGGGCTTAACGGATACAGTGCTAAGGCTAATTACAGTGTAACAGCCTACATCGACAATCAGACATCAGACAAAGCACAGTCGATCGCTAAGGCATGTACTGCACTCGGCATGACGGTAGTCACCGAGACTAAATAACGACTTCATCTCATAACCGACCATACAACTTCCTTTCTGCGAAATCTCCACTTGACATTGTTAGGTGGAGATTTTGTTTACAAATTGTTTACAAATTGTTTACAAATTAAACTATTGACATTATAGAATACATGTGATATAATAATATTAAAGAAAGGGAATGATAGTGATGAAATTTAGAGGCTACTTCAGAGAGGTTACACTGGGTGAAATCTCAGACAGACCTCATGTGATAGGTTTATGTGAAGCTAATGAAGAGAGCATAGCAATATCAAAGATGGTTAAAATGTTCTTCAGTCTGTATAGTACAATCTTGGGTGTACAACACAATACAATTGATACAGGTTATGAAGACATAGCAGACGGGCTTACAGTTGTAAGAGTTAAAGCAGATGACAAGATACGCCGATACATTATCAGCGTAAAAGAGATATGAAAAGGAGATAATCAACATGAGTACAAGAACCATAGATGTTATGATAGACCGCATCAAGCCTTACAAGGATAACGGCAGGAAGTTCATCAAGCTGCATGAAGTAAAGGTAGACGGAGAAGAAGCTAACAGGTGGATTACAGTTAAAGACCACATGAAGCTGTATGATATAGAGAACAACCTGCTCGGTTGGGATTATCTTGACAGCGACAAAGAGTATCACCTTAAGTTCAAGATACCCTCTCGTGACGAGTCAAAGGGAAGCAAGCCTGAGATTGAAGTCACAATATTACATGAATTCATCTAATTTCCGATAGACCTCCTTTCTGAATTTCCCCTGAAACGAATCAGTTTCAGGGGATTTTTCTTGTCTCAAAGAGATATCATACAGAAACTCTTAACAACATTTAATATAATCTTTTTTAGCGTAAAATTATATGAAAGTTATACAAATCGAGCAACGACTTAATCTCACAAAGTGCTATAATATATATCAGTTACGATGAGTGACACATAAGGACACTGAGGAATAAGGAGATATATTACAATGTATCAGATGGGATATCAATACAATCCATATGCGGGTCAATATCCATTGCCTACAAATTTACCTGTACAGAGTACAGGCTTACAGCCTATGCAAGCTATGCAAGCCCCTCAACAGCAACAGAGCAACAGTGTTGAAGCTATGTATGTAAACTCTTTACAGCAGGTAGAACAGGTACAGATACAGCCCGGGCAGACTAAGATGATAATTGCTCAGAATGAATCTATAATAGCTATGCGTTCAGCCGATAACATGGGCTTAGCTACTACAGATTACTATAAGCTTGTACCCGTGTATCCATTCTCACAGCAGGAACAGACACAGAAAGCAAAGCCGAATTATGTGACAGAAGAGCAGCTTGAAAAGCGGCTCGGAGAGCTTGTTGAAAGCATCAAATCAAATAGCAGTGTAACAGCTAAGCAGTTAATCAAGGAGGTAAATAACGTATGAACCCGCTGATGAAAGCTATGAGTGGAACCAATCCTGCAATAGGTGGAAACAATATGTTCAGTAACCTCGTGCAGATCAAGAACATGTTACAAGGTAAAAACCCGTCTGCAGTAATGCAGTCTATGCTCAACAACAATCCACAGTTCGCTCAGTTTGTACAGATGAACAAAGGCAAATCGCCTGAACAGATAGCAAAGGAAAACGGAATTGATTTCGAGCAGATTAAATCATTTTTCAAATAAATGTGTCGACGCATTTATAATATAAAATATTACAAAAGGAGATAATGTAAAATGGACAGCAATTACTCAATTTCCGACATTGCAGCTGTAACACGGGATAATGATGATTACGGCGGTGGTTTCGGTGCATGGTGGATGATTATTCTCTTCGCTATGATTTTTGGTTGGGGCGGAAATGGCTTCGGCGGTGGAGCAAACAACGCAATAACCGAATCAGCTATGTGCAATATGAATAATTTCCAGCAGCTCGAGAATGCAGTGGGCAGGCTCGGGGACTCACAGGCATCACAGAATATGATGATACAGCAGGGTATGTGTTCGCTCGGATACCAGAATTTGGAGCAGTTCGGAAGCTTACAGCGTGATCTGTGTACGGGATTTGCTAACGGTGTATCTGCTACTAATGCAGCAGCTGCACAGGCTCAGCAGTGCTGCTGCGAGACTAACCGTAACATAGACGCTGTACGCTTTGAGAATGCACAGAACACAGCAGCTATTAACGCTAACACGACAGCACAGGCCCAGAAGATCCTTGACGCTATATGCGGAAACCGTATGGCTGACATGCAGAACCAGATTAACCAGTTACAGCTTCAGGCGGCTCTTGGCGGTGTCGTAAGATACCCCTCGGCGACTACTTACAGTGCGGGTGGAAATCCGTTCTTCGGCGGTAGTTGCGGCTGCAGTTGCGCTTAATCTGACGTAAAGTATGCTTTCCCCGGGCTAATTTCGGGTGATTTCGATCGGGGTGGCAAATCTGTCACCCCTGTTTTTATTATTGAGAGGAGATAATAATATGTCATGTAATAATGCTTGCAAGCTCTGTCAGCGTCTTGTCATCAGCCAGAGCGTAACCTACACAGCACCGAATCTTATTGTCAACATACCGTCAGGAAGCTATGCAGACAATGAGAGATATTGTGTTATCATAGCTCAGAATATACCGTCTACAGCAACAATAAATGCACCTGTAGTAATAACCATAGGTTCCGGAACAGTGCAGTATCCTGTTGTCAAGAGCGACTGTTCACCTCTTACAGCATCGGGGATCGGGTCAAGAACTAAGTATCCTATGAGAGTAGAGACAACACCCTCAAGCGGTCTGTTTAGGCTCTTAGGCAAGACATGCTGTGTAAACCGTAACCTTACAGTCATCACAGGGACAGCATCTGTACCGTCAGCAAGCAATACAGCAAGCACAAATGGAGAGGGCTAACAGCTATGCAAGATAACAACATGAGTCAGCAGTTCGGCGTGATGGACCTTGTATCGCTTATGTCGCTTGTGTTAGGCTACCAAAATTTGATAGAAAACAGAGAACAATCCGACCATAATGACGTTAGTTCTGCTAACGACAAGCAAGCGAGGTACATGCTGAAAGAGCTGACATCTAAATTCGACGAGCAGAACAAAATGCTAAGAGCTATCATGGATAAATTAGAGGTGGAATATTATGAAGATGATACAGAAAATGGCTGACAACATGTGCGAGGAACTGCACGACGCTAAGAAGCGTATCAAGTTTGCTTTAAGCTACAAGGCGGAATACCCTGACATAGCCAAGCGCAATTATGAAATAGCACAACAGGAGCTTGTACATGCGGAGAAAGACCATGCATCAGCGGTTGAACTTATCACGGCGTACAGGAAAGAACACGGCGAACCGCCTGACTATATGATGGAAATATGGAATAAAGAACATGACCATTACATGGAAAAGTATGCTCACATAAAATATCTCATAGATATGTTCACAAAGTGATTTGTGCAATATACACAAATGTGACAGCAAAAAGAATAACCGCTTCAGAAATTAACTGGAGCGGTTGTTGTTTGTGCAATATGCACAAATGTGATTATTATGTGTTTTCGGAGTCTTCATCGATTTCTACTATCGGGTCGTCAACGCTGAGGTCCTGCCACTTAACAGTTCTTTTGAGACCGCCCTTATGCCATACCTTGTTGGTGAACTGAGCCTGGTCGAGATGACCGTCAAAATTGGCTCCCGTGCCTACAAGCCTTGCATACTGGGAAAACAGAAGCTTATTGGAGTGACCAAACTGCAGCATAGCAGGGTGAGCAACCTCAAGGTCTTTTTTGCTTGTCTTAGCATTTTTCTCTGTATACTCTACAAAATCATTATTATTAATACCGTACTGCTCAAGATCATCTCTAAATATCTTAGCAGACACCACAGCTCTTCCTGTCACACCATTGATTTCACACCATCTGGTATAAAGATCATACAATAATTCGGACGGCATAAAGTTCATTTTAAGTCCCGGAACGATTTCGTCAAGAGCCTGCATAGTCGACATTCCCGACGCAAGCATCTCACGCTTAAAGGGCTCAAGTGCTCTGAGAGCGTCTGTGTCGTATGCTGTAAGAGCGTCCATCTCTACGGTTACTTTATATGCGATCCACTCCGCAACCTCTTCACGCTTAACGTAGTCGTCCTTGATGTACGAGCGGTCATCAGTAAACGAGTTGACGAACGGGATATTGACCGAATGAGTAAACATGGAATCTGTCTTTTCAGCGAAGAGAGGGGGCTTGTTACACTGCTGTACGAGAGCACCCCTGAACGTAAAGCTAAACGGTTCCTGACGAATCTGTCTGAATGTGTACTCCTGCTCACGGGAAAGCATTTTAACCATAGCACAGTTTTCGATGTAAGATGTAGCAGCGTTAGATTCTTCTCCCACAATAGCGTATGCTGTTGTGATGTTCTGAGAGAGCACATAATCTTTCTCTAAGTTTTCAATAGCACAGTTGATGACTGTATCGCCTGAGGCTCTGAGGTCGTCATCTCCTGCTTCATAGTCTTTTTTGATAATACGCTGTATTATTTCCCAGAGCGTCGATTTACCGTTGTGCCCCTTACCGCCAGCATCAACCCAAAAATGATACAGATGGGGAGCACCGTTCATATGTCTGACTGTGAACTGAGTGAGCTCCCAGATGATCTTGGAAGAAGCCTGACCTATTACAGAAGACATATCAAAGGGGGCTTTAAAGCACTCTGACGGGGTCCAGTCGGTGTTGTCTTTAGTATTATGTATAACAGGTTCTGCAACAACGCCCGAGGCATTAGGGGAAAGAACGGATCCTCTTCCGTAAGGGTGGTAGACGGGGAGTTTTGCAAGTGCTATTGTGTCACCGTACTTACTGTTATAGTCGGGCGAATCATAAGCCGTGAGAGTCTTAGAGCGGTAGTCCCAGACGCCATTACGGAAATAGATAAGCATATTATCTGAGTGAAGTGTAACAGCAGGGGCATGACATCCGAGATATCTGAGCATTGAACGCTCGTCGTGTCTCGTGGCATCAGGTATGAGAAGAGAGAGCGAACGCATGACAGCGTTGTCGTCGTCGTTGCTGTTAATGAGCTCATAGGTACCAGCCCATGTCCAAGCGTATCCTGTGGAAGCGTTCTTGTAATATCTCTTAGCCACAAGGCGGTATCCTGTAGAGCCGAGCACGAGACGTTTAACATCACCTGTTGCGATGAGAAGCTTCGCTACAGCATAGCCGGGAAGAGATTTAAGCAGCTGAAATCTTGACTCTTTAGAGCGTACCTGGTTGCAGAGGGAAAGCTGCTCGTTGATGGCTGAAGTAAGCTCTGCTCTGATTTCCTTAGCTCTGTCAGTCGTGTCGTCGATGAGGTCTGTAATGCTGAGTGAGTTTTTGCTGAGGAAGTCAGCCACACAAATTTCGATGTATGTGTCCTTGTCATCTACCATTACAGGTGTTGATGCGGGAGTGTTTTCTTTCATAAGTAATCGTCCTTTCTGAATTCCAAATAATAGGGGGGGTTGATTTTTTTTTGAGCGTAATTACATTGTATCACTGATTTTACATTTTGTCAATAGTCAATATGAATAAATGTATGGATCAAATTCTTGTTCATATTGATCGGGGAAACAGATTTTCGAAAATGTTTTCTGTTTCCCCCTTGTCAAAATCACTCGTCAACGATTTCCTGGTCGGGAATATCACCGCCGATTACATAGCAGTTGATCTGAGCTATTACAGATGTAAGATAAGCGATAAGCTTCGTTTTGTCACCTGCAAGAGCGTTAAGCGATACGGACGAGAGCATGCCCTTGATAGAGTGTACACAAGCGAACTCATAGCCCGTGTAGATGAGGAGACGGGTGCGGAGTACAGCATTATAATCACGTATCATGTTGATCATCGCTGTCTTGTACGTATCGTATTCATCGATACCTTTCTGAATGATTTTGATTGCGTCAGCTGCTGTAGCTGATACTGTAGGGTTTGTAGTTACTACCATAATTTAATTCCTCCTGTTTGATTTTTGGATTTGGATTATATGTTAATGGGCGATGTTGATTTCGACGCCCTTAACAGCATTAGGATCGTATGCGCAAAGGTGATTATAATAGCGATAGGTTGCTTCATCGCTCATCACACGGTCAAATATTACGGTCATCGAACGGCTAAATGTGTTGTAAATCTCGTTGGCAAGAGATTTAACAGCCGTTATAGTGTCAAGGTAAGTCGGGGCATCAAGGTCAACAACCCAATACTTACCGTATGGATCCCAGAGATAGCCAAGCCGCTTGAGCTCATCTTTTACGGGATATGTATTTCCGGATACGCAAAAATGGCAGTTGCAAAGACGGGGATCTTCTTCAGACTCAAAGAATGAAAATCTCATGATGAGCTCATTATTTTTCGGATAATTATAATTGTTAGCCATATAAATCAGGCTCCTTTCATTTTGGTTGTGGTTGTGATTTTATTCATTACAGTCAGGGGGAGCGGATTCAATCCGCCCTCTGATCAGATAGATGATTCAAAACTATAGAGACCGCCAAACTTGTACTCAAGGTAAGAGCGAAGCCCCTTAGCGGTCTGCTCGTCCTTACAATTAATGTACATATAGCGGGCGTCTTTTGTACGCTTATAGCCGAGGCGGAGCAGTGAGACAGAGAACAGAGCGAGATCCCCGTACACGTAAACTCTTGAGGGGTGCTTGGCGTCCCGGGAGCGGTAGAGAACATGGATTGTATTGTCCGATTTAGTTGTCGTATTAGCGGGGGTTGCAGGGGCAAGAGCTGAGGGGGAAGAGACGGAAGCGGATTCTTTAAGCGTCACACCAACAGGGGCGGAACTGTAAGGAATATTGTGAGAATGACAATAAGAAGCAAGATTTTTATCAAACCAACCACGGGATAAATATGCTTTGTGATTCGGAAAAGCCGCCTCAAGATCAGTCTGAATGTCGTTAAATTCGCAACGAATATCGTCACAGGAGATTGCCTGAAGAGGGCGAATGTATTTCGATACATCGGGGTTGTGCCTGAATCCAAGGTCGGAAAGCTTTTCAGAGTCTGATCCGAAAATATCACCACTCACGGATACGGCAAGGGAATTATCGCGAATATAAAGGGCAAGATAAAGAGCATTCATAATATCACCTCAATTTTTATATGCATCATATGCAGCCTGATCATCGAGAATGCGGTTAGCCTGCTCAATCGATACAGAGATGGGGAGAGGATTTCCGCGCCACTCACCGCCGCGAAATGCAAGGGCGGAAGTGAGGGAAGAGAAGTATCTCTTGCAGGGATAGGGATCGCCGAGCGTACCAAAGATTACGGAATAAATGGTTGTTGTTTTCATATCGAACACTCCTTCTAAATTTTGGAATACCTGCTTTAGGATTCCGCTTTAATGTTTCTGTTATTATTATAGCACATTTTAAAATGTTTGTCAAGGGTTTTTTTAAATTTTATTTTAAAATATTTTGTTTGTGCATATTGCACAAAAAGATGGGTCAAAATTAAGGGTGTGTTGTGCATTACGCTGAGGGAAGAGAAAAAAGTTCGAAAAAGTTCGGTAGCGACCGAACCGACTTAAAGCCTACAGCATCAAGGCTTCAGGGGCTTTGGTTCGAAAGTTCGATTTTTTTTCTGCTAAACTCTATATAATACCCTTATATAATAATATATTTTTTAAATAGATCAAATATTTTCGAACTTTCGAACTTTTTGCCTTTTTTCGTAAAATATCCTCATTTATCAGGGTAAAAAAAGTTCGTTTTTTGGTTCGTTTTTAATTTTGAAATCGAACTTTCCGAACTTTTTTCGGTGTAACAGAAATTGATCTCACTTTTTTCAGTGTAATAAATTGGATTTCTCAAAATATTTTCACATCACTTTTTCAGTGTAACGGATTCAGGCAAATTCAGCCCGCCCTCTTTTTCAGCGTAATGGCTGTTAGCATCTCACCCCCCCCCGGCTGTATATTCAAGGGGATCGGCTTCAGCCTGCTTCAGCCTGCTTCAGCCTGCTTCAGCCTGCTTCAGCCTGCTTCAGCCTGCTTCACCTGCTTCACCTGCTTCACCTGCTTCAGGCTTGTGATCCGATGTGTCCGCCAGGGAAATACACTTGTATTCCATGTTGGTACACACGTACAAAAAGACCGAAACAAAACGTTATATTTTTGTGCAACTTGCACAAACACCTGACTGAATCCAATTCCACATTCGTATTATTGTACAATTAACATCAATTTTATTCTTGTGTTTTTGTGCAATTTATACAAACCTGTTTCGGATCTCTTTGCTTCACCTTGTACAACCTGCTCAAATTCCGCTCCCGTCTTTTGTGCATATTCCACAAAACCCTTTTTCATGTTTGTGCATATTTTACAAACAACATTGCCTCACTTTGTGCAACTTATACAATCAGGCTTTTCACCTTGTACAAACTTCACAAAACACTTTGAACGATTTTGTGCAGCTTGAACAAATTGAAAAGATATTAAATCAGTAGATCGGGGGCTACAGCTATTGTAGCCTGTACGGCTATTGTAATATTGCTATAATCCATTGTAGCCTGTACGGCTATTGTAATATTGCTATAATCCATTGTAGCCTGTACGGCTATTGTAATATTGCTATAATCCATTGTAGCCT